TGTGCGTCGGCAGGAAGGCCGGGAAGGTGTAGCGCGGGCTGCCGTCGGCATGCGTGACCGGCGCGCCATCGCGCACCACGGGACGTTGCCGAACAATCAAGGCTGTCTCGCCGGCTGGTGCCAGTCTGACCAAGTAGTCAAGTAGTTCCATGTTTCCCATCCAGTTGAGGGCGCGCAGGTAACGGGCTGAGGGATACCTGCGCGCGTTAGTTTTAAGAGCCTGAAATCAGAGTGTCTGTATGCTTGCAACCTTATGGATACCGCAGGACCGCTGCGACGCCGGATACCGGCGGATTGCCGGAATAGTTAACCCTTACCGTAGCGGGCCATCACCGACGTTTCGGCAGCCAACGGCAAACCGTCGGCCCATACGGGCGCAGTGCACATGATGTCGGCCAACTGTTTTTTTGCGTGCTCGGCCATATGTGCGTCTACTTCCAGCAAAATTTCGTCATGGCAATGAAGTACCGTTTCCAAACCGACGGTGTCCAGCTTTCGCAGGGCGTTGCGCAGGATGTCGGCGGCTGTCGCTTGCGTGATGTTCTCGCAGGCCAGCCCCTTCCACAACCTGGCGCGGGGCCACTCCTTCGCATCCGCTGCGGGCTTCCATGACGCCTTGGCATATGTGACGCCTTCTTCCTCGATCCGAGCGAAAGGATAACAGAGTACACGGCCCGACGGCAATGCGTACCACAAGTGGAGCCCGTCGAAGTAATACGTCACGCGCCCCGCTTTCATCTTGGTTTTCGGGTTCCGAATTGCTCGCGTGTACGCAATCTCAAGTTCCTGCCAGTAAGGCACCGACCACGGATTGGCGCGACGCCAAGCGTCCACCATCTTGCGGGCCTCGCTCTCGGGCATGGTCAAACCGTAGACACGGCCCATGGCCGCGAAGGCACCCACGCCGCCGGCAAAGCCGCAGTTATGGGTCATCAGCGGACCCTGCGCACTCAGCACCGTGAACCGATTTCGCGGCCCCGCATGTGCAATGTCGTAAACGCGCCTCAAGTTCGATGATGTACCGCTGCATTTGCTGGACGCTGCGTTTGTTGTTGCAGTTGTCGCGTTTTGAGATGAACCGCAAGTTGCCGGGCGCATAGCCTTTGTTAACGTCGATGCGGTCCAGTTCCAGACGCGGTTGATCCCATCCATCCAACGACATGACGTAGGCAAGAAATGCCGCTTTGTCGGTGTGCCACGGTTCGTATAAGTGTATACCGCGCCCGCCGTAGTTTGGGTATCCTCGGTCGTTTGGATTGTGGCACCTGTTTTTGCAGGCGGACAAACGATTAAGAAGTCGCCGCCGATGCGCATCATCTGGACAGACGGCCGCGTACCGGAAATAACTCTTGATCCAATGCCCCGTAGCTTTTTTTGCACACGTATTGCAGCGCGTAGAAGCGCCATTTCTAAGGTTGTGAAGAGCGGCGACGTGAGGGGCGGCACCACACGAGCATTGCACAATTGCGCCTCGTATCCCGCCAGCGGGACCGATTTGAAAACCAACGACGGTAAGTTCTCCGAACCTGTCGCCAACGCTCGGCAAAGCAACGGTTCGCTTGAAGCGAGTAACCGCGCCTCGGTCCACTCGTTCGCTACCAGAAACAAATGATCCGGCGTTGCGGCGATGCCGGCCACATTGACAGTCGGCTTTACACCTCTTGGAATTACTCCTTGGTGCGTCACCCATGCTTCACCGTCCCATAATGCGTCGAGTTGCGTTACCTCCTGAATAGCCTTCCATCCGTTATCCGTCAATACTAACGTGTCTTCGGCTATGCAGGCCAACTCCTGCACCTTGCCGACCTGTCGCTGGTCCTTGGTGACGTCCTCGACGCGGCACCGGAAAGTGGCGGCAGCATTGAACTTGTAGACGTCGGCGCCATCACGGAAAAGTGTCAGCTTGTCATCGCCGGCACCGCTGCACCACGGGGTCACGCAGGCCTCGATAGATGACCAATCGGCGACGACGAACGACTTGCCGGGTGCCGGGATCAGCGCCGGCCGCAGCATGCCCTTCAGCACGTCGGTGACGCGGCGGCCGTACTGCGGCACGATCTGGTGCCCGCGCACCATCGCCTGGCGGACTAGTTCAGGCTCGTCGGCGCATCGTCTTGGGAAATTGTGCACTTGTAAGCCGTAGCTTGATGCTCGGCCCGTAGCTGAGCCACCACAGAATACAAACGCACCCCGGACGCGACCGTCTTGATCATCGCTAAGCGCTGCGGCACGGCTAAACTTCGCCACGGACGATGCCCACAGATCGTCCGCGCACTGCACCACCTCAGCGACTTCCGGGGGGACTTCATCGGGGTTCTCCATTGCCAGCAGGTTCGCGCGCACGGTCTTGTCGATGCTGGTCTTCTCGACGCCGTCCTTCCACACCTGCATCAGCTTGCGGGCCTCGGGGCCGACGCGCTCCTGCACCCACTCCCGCATGCGCGGGCTGCGCACGGATGTCAACGCACCGCCCGTCACCTCACGCACCACGTCCTGTATGTCGTCCAGTTCCTGCGCGGCGTACTTAACCGCCGCGCGCGCCAAGGGCACGTCCAGCATGACGCCACGGTCGTTGATGCGCTCGTTCACGTAGTAGTCGGCCAGTTCCTCGTCGGCTAGTTCGCGCATGGACTTGGAGACGGCGCGCATGGACCGGACATCCTGCTCGCAATACTGGATCATCTCAAGCATCAGCGCAGGGTTATACTGGAACTGCCCGTCAGCGCGCGGGATCGAGAGCGCCCGCACCAGCGCGGCGCCACGGTGGTCCTTCTTCATGCTGGCACCCGCGAAGCGGCCGACGTCCTCAAGGCTGCCCGGCGCACAGTTGGCGCGGGCCTGTGTTGCAGTGCAGTAGAACTGCTCCAGCTTGGGCTCGGGGATGCCGAAATCAGGACAGATCACGTACCAGAAGATCAGCCGCTCGAACGCGGCGTTATGGGTGCGGATTTGCCCCCGGTGCAGCGCGACGCGCGTCGGGAAGGGCTCACTTGGCCGCCACGTCTGCACATCCTCGTCGTCGAAGGCGTAGGACATGCACAGCACCTCGGTGCTGGGGTCTTGACAATAATTATAGACCCCGCGCGACGGCAAATCGCAACGGGACCTAGTTTCAAAATCGCACCAAAGGACACTCATTTTAACCGCCGCACCCAACGGTACTTCGGCGCGGTCTTAATGCGTGTGACACCTAATTCAACGCGGCTATCGGCTAACGAAATACCGCGCCGCCTAGCGTGCCGAAACGCATATCTTCTGTGTCGCTTCACGCCATTCTCGTCAATCAAATGCCATTCCGCGCCGGTTGTCCCGTGCAACGTAAAATTGCTCGCTTTATAGACGCCGCCTTCGTGGCCTTGTTCTGGGTCTGCAAAAGCGACGATGCACTCGCACGGGTATTCTCGCCTCGCCAATTTTGTAGTGGCGGAGATAAATTTGCTGAGTGGGTATTCCGGCCGTGGCGGCTCGCTGCGGCACATGCGCTTGATTTCTAAAACCTTATCAACGCCCAAAAACTTGGCTTGATACGGATTTACGCCGATGCCGTAGACTATGACGGCGTATAAATCATCGCCGGCAAATACGCCATAGCTTATGTTTTTGCCTGTCGGAATGCGCCGCGAATAGTGCCATTTTTCAACCCACATTTTCGCGGTTTTGTGGTCGATTTTGCGAACAGTGAAAACTGTGTCTGTCATGGTGTGAGGTGCGGGGCCGCCCAACCAGGGAGGCAAAAAGCGGCCCCGCTGCCCGCTTACGCAGTACGACGACGGCGGGCGGTGGGCTCCGCTGGCGTTTCCGGCGCGGGCGTCTCGTCCTTACCTTCCAGCGACACCCACTGGGTGATCTCGAAGATAGGGGTACAGATGCGGCCGTAAGACTTGTGCGTGTAGTGGTCCTTCTTCAGACGCACCACCGGCACAGGCTTGGACTGATCCTTCTCGACCTGTGTGGCGATGTCAAGGGCCAGCTTCTGGACGGCGCGCTTGCCGCCCACGGAGGTGACGTTGTAGCGCGCCTCCATGTCCTTGTCTTCGCCGTTCATGCACTTCAGGCTCATGCCGACCTGCATCTCCCAGCCGCGCTTGGCGCCCGGCGGGGGAGTATCCATTTCGGGAAGCGGTTCCGACACCGGCACCATCTTCTCGCCCAGCACCTCGCCCTCGCCCCAGGCAATGAAGCCGTGGACAAAGGAGAACGGGTTGATTGCCCAGGTGCTGTCGTCATCAATTTCGGTCTGGTCGGCGCCGAACACCCAATGGCCGGTCTTGTCCATCTTGAGGATGACCATGCCGGCGGCACCCACTTCGCTCTCAAGGCTGCGAAGCGCGGTGGTCAGCGACTGTACGGAGGGGAGCTTGCCGTTACCGAATGCAACTACGTCGTTCATTTTAGTTTCCTTTAGTTTACCAATGCCGGGTCAGCCCGGCGCTCTATTCAGCGCGCGCAAACGCGCCAAATTCCTTTTCCGCAGCAGCCATATAGGCGGCGTGCGCTTCTTTTTCGGTGCTGTATGTGCCGATATAAGTTTTCTTTCCGCCTATACGTATCTGCGCGCGGAACTTTGTGCGATACTTATACACGCCTTTACAAACGCAAGAACAATTCTTTTTTTTCTGCCTGTTTGCATTGTTGCCGAGCGACGTCGCCGCGCGCAAATTTATTATCCTGTTGTCTCCCCGAATGCAATTTATATGGTCAATTTCTGTTAACGGCCATACTCCATAGACATATAACCAAGCTAATCTATGCGCTCTGTAACCGCGACCATTTAACCATATGCGTACGTAGAGTTTATTATCTAACGATCCTGCTTTTTGGCCCTCTTTAACTTGGTTATTTCGCCCTGCGCGCCACGTAAACACACCTGTCGCTGGATCATAATCAAGCATCTCGCGCAGTTCTTCTGCTGTCAGCATATCAGGCAATCTTCCCAAGAGCGGCGGTCAACTGCTTGCCAATGTTAAGAACGGCGGGCCGGGGGTCATCCTCGGGTGCCAGCGTGCTACCTGTTGAGACGGACACGATCAGGTCGGTCGGCATCGGGACATTGTGCTTCTTCAACACCTTCTCCATCTGCGCCGGCGACTTGGGGTCCGTCAACTGTTCGATATTAAGCCCTGCTTCGGTCAGTGTTGTCAAGACTTTTTTGTCGTCCGCCCACTTGCGTGTGGCGCGCTTGGGCACCAGTTTCCAGCCGGGCACCTCGACGCCGTTTTCCAGCAGTTGCTGCGCCATGTCGCGGGCGTCCTTGATGTAACCCTCCAGCAGGTCGATCTGCCCGAGTGCCTCGGCCAGGCGGTCAACATTAACCGTCTTGATGGCGGTGCGGGCGGCGCGGGCGACGGCACCGCTCACCACCGGGCAGATCGTCTTGGCCGTACACCAGCGGCAGTGGTCGCCGGCGGCCAGCGGCGCGTCGGGCTGCTCGGCTGCGCGCACCGCCAGCATCAGTTCAGCCTCGAACTGCTTGACGCGGGCGGGCGTCGTCACCCAGCGTTTCACATACGGCGGCTGGACGATGATGATCTCGATGTCCTCGACGTCGAGGAACGCCCACTTGGTCTTCGTGGTGCGAAGGGCGGCCGCGACGTAGAACAACCCCTGCGGGTTCTCTTCCGCGCTCACCGCAACGCCGTCGCCAAACTTCCAATCCAGCAGCACGCCACGGTTGCCAATCCTGCCAACAAGATCGGCGGAACCAAACACACCAGGCAGGGCGTTGCCAAAGCCGACGACCTGTTCGACGGCGTATTCCATCGTCTTGTCGGGGTCGATCTCGTCAAGGGCGGCCAGTGCCGGCAGCAGCTTGCGCTCCAGCAGGTCGTCGGTCAGTTCGATGGCGTTGTAAGTGGCGCCCAGGAACTCATGCGGCGGCTTGCCCGTCTCCAAGATGCTGGCGATGGTGTTGTGCAGCAGCGTGCCGGTGTCGGCGTGGACCGACGACGGCTGCGGCGGCATCTGCTGGACGAGTGCGACACTGCCGGGGCAGGCCAGCACGCGCTTGGCGGTTGACCCGCCGACGACGTTAGAGTGAGCAGCCAATGTATCCTCCTGTTGATGCGGCGACGTTACAGAATGTTTGTTGACGTGTCAATGATTGTTTGATAGATGATGTGCATGACGCGCGAAAGTGAGATCGAACGATACTTTGTGTGGACCGTCGAGCGTATGGGCGGCGTCCACTACAAGTTCCGCGCGCTGAACTGCAAGGGCGTCAGCGACCGCATCGCGTGTCTGCCAAACGGCCAGACGTGGTTCGTGGAAATCAAAGCACCCAACGGGCGGCTGTCGCCGCTGCAACGCAAATTCGCCGCCGACATGCAACGCACAGGTCAACTGTATGCGTGCCTGTGGCGCAAGACGGAGATAGACGAGTGGGCCTTACGCTTAGACCCTACCAGAACGAAGCCGTGACGTTCCTGTACGAGCGTGACCGCGCCATGATCCTGGCCCCCGTCGGTGCCGGCAAGACGGCCATCACGCTGACGGCCATGCTGGAGATGAAGCGGGAGGGGCACGCCAGGCGCTGGCTGGTGGTGGCGCCCAAACGCGTGTGTACGGACGTGTGGCCCGTCGAGGTGGCGAAGTGGGCGCCGTCGCTGTCTTATTCCATTGCTGTCGGCACCTCCACCCAACGCAAGGCAGCGCTGTCTTCTAGCAGTGACATCGTCGTCGTCAACTACGACAACCTCGACAAGCTGCCGCAGGACTTGGCGTTCGACGGCGTGGTGTTCGACGAACTCACCCGGCTCAAGAACCCGTCGGGCAAACGCTTCAAGGCATTCTACAAGATGCTCGACCGCTTCCCCGTGCGCTGGGGCCTTACGGGCTCGTTCACCTCGAACGGTCTGGAAGACGTCTTCGGCCAGTGCAAGGTGGTGGACGAGAAGCTGCTAGGCCGGGCCAAGGGCGCGTTCCTCCAGCAATACTTCGTTTGCATCAACCGCGATTTTGGCGATTGGCAACCGCGTCGCGGCGCGCTGGAACAGGTCATGGCCCGCATCCGCCCGGCGACGTTTGTGCTGGAACCTGGCGTCTACAAGGACAAGTTGCCGCCCTGCCATGTCGTCGAGATGCGCAGCGACATGGATCGTACGGCTTACGAGAAGATGAAGAAGGACTATCTGGTCGAGTTGGGCGGGGCCGAGATCACCGCCCTGACGGCGGCGGCCGTGACGAGCAAACTGCAACAGATGGCCGGGGGCTGGGTCTACGATACCGTATCAGAAGCCTCGGACAAGGCCGGCGTTTTCAAATCATACAAGTATGCGCACTGGTTCTCGACGCACCGCTTCGACATGCTGGACGAAATCCTTGAGGGGAACCAGCAGGACAATACGATCCTCGTCTACAACTTCGTCGAGGAACTGGCGCAGTTGAAGACCCGCTATCCACACCTGTGGACGCTGGACGACGGCGCCGACGTGGTCAAGCGGTGGAATGCTGGTGAGGTGCCTTTGTTAGCCGTCCACCCCAAGTCGGCCGGCCACGGCCTGAACCTTCAGTACGGCGGGAACAAAATGGTGTTCCTGTCGCTGCCGTGGTCGCTGGAACTGTACGAGCAGACGGTCGGCCGCATCCATCGCGGCGGGCAGGAGCGCGACGTGTGGGTGTACGTGATGCTGACGAACAAGACGATAGACGAGCGCATCTGGTCCGCTTTGGCGGACAAGCGCGCGATTTCCGATATTGCGTTAGAGGAGTTGAAAGGGTGAACTGGTTCGAACTTAATGCCGTGCTACCGTTGAAGGACGAGAAGCAAGTACATGTGCTGCTGAACGAAGAGGTCAAGGTCCACAAGCGGCCCACCTTCATCGTCCGCATCCACCAGCGCTACACCATGCTGCGGGCGCAGCGCGAGCGCCAGGAACTGTTGGAGAGGATCAAGCAATGAGCGATGAACTGACACTGAAGTCCATCAGCGCCTACAACGGCAACCTCCACAATGGAATGACAGCGGCACTGGAAGCCGTTGTGGCTATAATTTTGGACCGCACTGGAGGGGCGCACATGACCCGCGCGGAACTGATTGCGGCGGCTATCCAGCACGTCAAGGACGTGGGGCCAAACTCTTACGAGGAGTGGGTCGGGCTGATCATTGACTTCACTTGCAACGCTTGCGCGCTGGGTCCCACTCACCGCCCCGACGAACACAATCTTGAAACGACTTCTCCTGTTCCGGGGTCATGCGTTTGGCCAGAAACGGAAGAGCAGACCTAAAGGCAATGACGCCCAATCCCCACCAAAAGGTCGGGCGTTGGGCAACCAAGTAGCCGCCAGCGCCGATCCCAAGCAACAGGACGACGATGGCGGCGATCTCCAGCCAGGTCATGCCTTGGGCTGGTTAGGGACCATGTAGGTGACGACAGCGGTCAGAAGCGCGCCGCCAATGACGGAGACGGAGTCGATCATGGTGGGCGTCACCCAGCCAGTAGAAACGCCAAAGAGGCCGACAAGGGCCAAAAGGCTGGTCAGGAAAGCGGCGAGTGCCTTGTGTGCAGTCATGTTACGTACTCCGGGTTAAAAACAGTTTCTTCTCGTCTTCACGGCGCGCCGTCAAGCCTTTCAGCACCTTGCCGCCCGCCTTGTTCCACAGCAGGAAGGCGTCTGCCGCCTCGCGGGGCTGGCCGATATTGAGCAGGCGCACGACCGAGGACTTGGCGAAGTTGGTCGGGCCGATGTTGTAGCAAAGGCTGACCATAGCGGCGAACTGGTTGGCTGACGGCACGATGGAGACGGCTTTGGTGACGGCGCGCTCGTACTGGCCGAGGTCGCGGGCCAAGATGTCGGCCGCTTCCTGTTCCGTGATCTTCATGCCCGCCTTGGGGGCTGGCGGCCCTGCCTCGGCGGTGTGGCCGTAGCCGATGGTCCAGACGCCGACGCTGTCCTGGTACGCGGTCAGGCGCAAGCCCTCCCAGCGGCGTATAAGGTCCAGACCGGCGGCGTTGATCTTCATAGCTGCTTGTTGGCGATGTGGTTGATGCGCTCGAACATCGTGTTCAGCGTGCGGTCCACTTGGGCGAACCCCTCGCGGATGTCCGTCTTGACCTCGCGCATGGCGATGTTGAAGTCGTCCTTCTGGACATAGTGGGTGGGGAACTTGCGCACGTCGTCGTCAAGTCGATCCAAGGATGAGTAAACGCGGTTCAAAACGTACCCTCCAAAAATGCCTGCCAAACCGTAAGCGATGTTGAACAGCACCTGATAATCCACGTCGCACTACCTCAACATGTTGCCTTGAGCGTCATACGAACGGCCTAACGCGTCCGTCAAGAACGCGTTACGGTTTTTTTCTGTTTCAAACCGCCCGCCAGCGGTCCCTACAGGGCCAGCAATGGTTGTCTGCGCAGCGCGCCCAACAGCACGGATTGGTTTTGTTGCAAGACGTTCGACGCGCGTTTGCTTTTTAGCCGCTTTTTCCATGAGGTCCGCCATTGTGTCGGCGTTCAACATAGCCAACGCAAGTTTCGTTTTCTTTGCCTCACTAAGGCCGCCTGCAATACGGCTGTATGCAGCTTGTGCCAACGTCCACATCTGGTTGAACAACTGGACTTTTTCAGTTTTGGACAGGTCTTCCAATTTAGGCGCCGCGCCCGCGCCGCGCTGGGCCATACCGGAAGCCATTTCTTCGCGGCCAAGCTGCGACACGACGTCGTCAACAATTTTCATTTCGTCGGCAGTCAACAGTTGCGTTAACTCGTTGTACCGCGACCCACCACCGATTGCGCGCTTAAGCGACGCAGGCGCATTCGGACCCAAACTTTCGCGGATGGCGTTTGTAAAGTTACGTGCGCGCAAAGGCGCGTCTTCCGACATGGAAGACGTCAGTTTTTTAAGGGCAAAATCGCCCCAGTCCGCACGCGCAATTTCTTTACTAGCCGACGCATAATTTTGCCTTGCGTCTTTGTACTCTGGGACTTTGTTTTCTAACCAGTTTATAAATTTTGTGCGCGTGTCGCCAATGGCGCGCGTTTCTTCTGCCGCAATACCGTAAGTTTGCGGATTTTTGATTATGTCATCCAAAGCTATTTTTAGCCGGTGCAAATTTTCAACATTGAATTTGGCGTTTGTTGCAGGAACAGCTATTTTTTCACCAGTAAATGGGTCAGTTAAAATTTGTTGCGGTTTAGATACGCCTAACGCAAACGGTTCGCCGCGTTCTGCTGCAACTTTAGATGCTACATCAACTGCACGCTGCATAGCGGGGCGCTTAAACAAATTGCGGAGTTGATCGTCGTCAGCAACAGTTTGCGCAAAAGCCCGTTTATATTCTTCTCCTGCTTTAACGTCGCGCGCCTTTTCAAGTGCTGCGCGTTCTTCCGGCGTCTTGGAAATGGTCTTGATGTCTTCAAGAATTTTAGTTTGCTTGGCGCGGCGCCCAACTTCAGCCGCCACATCTTGCTTTTCGGCGGCTTCGCGGCCAAACGCCTGTATACGCGGGACCGGAACTTCGGTGGTCGCTTCAGCAAACGTCGGCAGTTCTTGACCACGTCCGGCGGCAAGTTCATTAGCAATAAATCGCGTTTCGGCTGACGTCGCCATCCGGTTTATGCCCGCAGCGCCTAGCCGCGCGGCGCCTCCTACGGTGCGCCCAGCAACTTCGGCAATAGGATCGGTTACGCGCGCCGCTGTTCGTAACGCGCCAGACACGACGGGTAATTTAGTCGCGGTTCCTGCCCCAAGACTAAGCACAGCGGACAAATCCGCCGCAGCGCCGACAGGGTCTGTTCGGATGGTGTCCAGCAACTGGTTAACGCTGCCGTATCGTTCTTTGTAAATTCCGCCAATAGCATTTGCGACCTGAACGGCCTGCTGCGCAAGTTCGGGGTTTTCTACGCTTTTAATGACGTCGAAAGCCTCTGTCGGAAGCGCATACTCGGCCACATTACGCGCGCCGCCGTACGCGGCCAACCCCAACCCCTTAGCCGTTTCGACCGGGTTGGTGACAGCCTCATACATACCGCCGATCATTGCAGCGCCGCTGGGGATTATATTGCTTGCGGTTTCGCCCAAGTACTGCATAGGTGTGCGGTCTGCCGCAGGCGCTGCCACAGCGCCCCGCCCTCCATCAATGTTTTTGATTTTCTTGCCGCTAAACTCTTGCGCCGCGCGGTCATATACCGATTTCGGTGTAATGTCGTCCGGCGCGTTTTTGTAAACGTGGGTGGTTCCATCGTCGAATGTAATCGTAACGTTGCGCGGCATGTTTCTATCTCACCAATTAGACGATGTTGCGCCTTCGGGAAGCTTTTCAGTCGCGCCACCAGTACCTTCATCGCCAACCGGATATAGCTTGTCTTTCATCGTTGCAAACACGTCTAAAAGCTTTTCAAGATCAGCTTGATCTTCGGGTGTAAACCCGCGACCTGTTGAGCCTACTTCGCTCAATATGCGGTCCTCAAGCGCGTCCAATTTGTCGCGCGCAGTTGCAGAGTTGTCGCCATATTTAGGCATAAACGAGTTGGCTTCCGTTACCAATTCTGGCCCCGTATACGCGGCGCCGGTAGCCAAACGCAGCAACGTGGCCACGGTTTGGTTCATACGGTAATAAACCTGTTGTCTATTTGCGTCTTGCACAACAGACTTAAAATCTTCAGCTGCGCCAAACGGAACAAGAGACAGGAAAAACTCATCCGCCCCTTGTCCAAACGACGCCGCG